AAACCCTGCATTTGGCTTATACTTAACAAGCAGTAATCGTTTACCATCGTAGTTTATAAGTGTCTGCCCTTTAACATACTTCATTTTCTTTAACCTCTCGCTACTGGACACCGTAACCGATGCCCAGGGTGTGAAGGGTTAAGCCCTATGGGAGTTTATTATAGCCTGGCACATCACGCCGAATTCATAGGGCTTCAAGCGGGATTCAGTTAGTGGTCTAGTGACGCCTCCCTGCTCGTTGATAATCTCTTCTATTATAGCCCCGCCGTAAGTTGGGTTATAGTCAAGAACCCAAGAGCCTACCTTAAAGTGGCTGCCTTCGGTGATGTCCTTCCCCAAGACTTGAGCTAAACGCCTAAACCAACCCTCCGCATATTTGCCAGTGTATCTCATTTTCTTACCTCCATTTAGTCTTACTATAAATAGAATATCATAAAAAGAGTGTGCTGTCAAGTCCTTTGGGGATTATTTTTACAAACTCCCTAAAAATAATTAAAACGTGAGTAGAAAGGATAGCGGGCGTTCCACTGCTCTCAGCGAAGCGATAGGTGTCTTAGATATGAGGCGGTGCTGGAGCGTGGTAACTATGAAAGAATGGAATATTAAATCATATAATATAAAGGGGAGAAAGCTAACACTGGTTGTAGAAGATGGTAGCGGTGTTTCATATACTATTAAAGCTATTGAAACTAATCCCTGGCTTAAGCTAATAACGTGGATCAAGGAACTATTTAATAGGGGGAAATAACATAATGACATACCGGGCAATAGCTATCATCGGGTTTGCTATCGGCGTATTGTGCTGTGAGGTCATCCCTGAAGCAAAGAGAATCCCCTTTGTATCATCTATGGTGATATTGGTAATAGTGTTGAGTATCCTCTGCCTTAAGGATTGTATCCATTTGGGTTAAACCCCAGCTCCCCACTCACACTCTCCGGATAAAATATCTTAGAATAGTGCCTTTAATAGCATAAATAGGACATACAATAGTCCATAAAGATACTATTTAGTCCGATAATCGTGGGATAATGCGGACTCGTGTGTAGATAAAGTGACATAAGATTTATTGTACGACATGCCGAGTGTGGATACTCTCTATCTGGTTATACCCCTATCACCCCTCTTGTAGCACAGCTAATACGCCCTGTAAGCCAATTCTGAGGGTTTAATGAGTGTTTTAGTAGTTAGCTATGGATAGGGCTTAAATACGAAGGACGGGCATTTGAGAAAAAAGTTTGGAAAGGTATGGACGAACCCCCCGACTACAAATTAGTCTTAAAAATACACAGGTTGACATAATATAAAGGGTATACTGTGGGACTAAAATAACTTTGCAGAAAGGAGTGAAATATGGCAAAGGATAAAATTCAACCGCAATACGAGAAGCAATTAAAGGGATGGATAAACGAGTTAAACAGGTGGGGTAAGGATAAGTTTCTCTGGAGATATGAGGAAGATTGCACCGAGGTTTATCTTTTCACGCACGGGAATAGGTATTCCATAGTTGCCAGAGCTACATATCTTGGCTGTCAGGTCTCCTCAAGGAAGCCGAGGCCAGGGGAGGATTGGAATAGAGGGAATGATTTAGCTGACGGGAAGTTTAATGAGGAGACTTGGAACCGAATATTACGGGACATTATTTCCTATGAACTAAAGTCTATTTCTGCTTATATCCTGAATCCTCCCAAAAGTGCAGTTCTGGCAGGAGCAACAAGCCAGGTATATTAGTCCCACCGTATATTAGTCCCACCGTATACTGGCCCCGGATTACAAATAGTATATAAAAATAACAGGTTTACATAATGACTTTCTGGATATTAGGGTGTTGCCTTATATTGGTATGGGCATTGAATTTTACGAATGGGTAATAAGTGATGGAGACCCGATAGAGGAGTTATTAGAGGGGGAAACATATGAAAAAGAGACACCTGGTAATGGTTGAGTGGATTGATACCGCAGGGGGTTCTAGTTGGCGTGCAGAGGATGAGGATTTTGGAACTGGTTGTCTTACTCACACAGTTGGTTGGCAGTTAAAATCCAGCCGTAAGGCAATAACTATAACCTCAACCAGAAATGAGTGGGGGGATTGTCTTGATAGGGAGACTATACCTCGTGGAGCTATTAAAAGTATTCGGAGATTGGAATAATGCCTGAGAAATGCCCTGGAAGTAAAATCCGTTCCAAAGGAAAAGGCCGTGGTTTGGGGATTGGTAAGGGGCCAGTCGGCAGGAGGAAATAGATGCCTGAAAAATTCCGAAAGTGTGTAAGAGAAAAGGGGAGAGTTAGGACACTAAAACCTAAGGGTAAAAAGAGCCCTGCTTATATAAAGGTTTGCTATCCACGTGGGGGTGGTTCTCCTGTATCTGGTGAAGTAAAACATCGCAAACCTAAAACCAAGTGAAGAAATAATGCCTAAAGATTTAAAGAAACAACATGAGATATTCCTTGAGTGGCATCCTTTAACTGAAGATGAGAGGGAAGCCAGGGGTTGGCCGATAACGCTCAAGGCTATGGCCGCTTATCTTGGTATGAGTTATGACCAGTTAAGGACGTGGAATAGGGTTGTTAAGAAGGCAGACTCCCTGGATGCCCGTATCAAGGCGGTAGACGATAGGAGTTACAAGAAAGCCGTTGCTGATAAAAGCACACCACGAGATAGGGAAGTCTTTTATAAGAGACGTGGTCTTTTAGTAGATAAATCAGAACAAAAGGTGGAACATAGTTTTGGCCCAAGTGATTACATCGAAATCGCAAGACGTATCTGGGAAGACATTGAAGGAAGAATACCTGAGCAATGCCGTGGAAGTTGCCCATTGTTATCGGGACGTTCATTACTTCTTGGAGAAGTATGCGTTCATCCAGAACAAGAACATGGGGAAGAAGATAAAGTGGCAGGGGTGGGCTTACCTGCATGACCTCCTGGATATTCTCTTAAAGTATAAAATTGTCCTTATTGAGAAAGCACGGCAGTTAGGTGTTTCGTGGCTTTTAGCCGGGTTCGGTGATTGGAAGGCTATATTTAGTGATTACGCCTTAGGATTGATGTTGTCTCAAGGTGAAAAGGATGCTTGGAAATTACTGGATAAATGCAAGTTTATTCACCGCAACCTCCCTGATTTCTTACAGAGACCCTTAAAGCATCCTGATTCAAGAGAGTTATTAGATTTTATAGACTGTGATTCAAAGATTGAGGCTCTCCCCTCAACGGAAAAGGCTGGGCGTGGAACGGATGCTATGTTTGTTGTCCGTGATGAGTTAGCCTTTCATCCTTATGGTAGAGATAACTTCCGTGCCATATCCCCAGCGATAGATGCTGGAGGACAGTTAATTGATTTATCTACTATTGATAAGGATGATGAGGAAAACCATTTTACCGAGAGGATCCACAAGGCACTGGATGGTGCTGAGAAAATAGTCTATCCCTCTGGGTTGGAATTATATACTCGCCCTAATTCAAATACTGCACTTGTCTTTTTGGGTTGGAAGTTAAGACCTGTTCGTGAAGAGGGGATGACCCTTGATGAATGGTGGGCCAGGGAAATCCTACCCAATTATGAGGAGTGGGAAAGGGAAGGTGAGTATCCTGCGACATTAGAGGAAGCCCTCGCACCCCCTAAAATTACCTGTCGTTTTAGCGTGGATTCCCTTTATGGGATGAGGGACATCCCCAGAGAGGTTATTAGGACAGACTTCAACGGACTTGTAAGAATATTCCATGAACCTCAAGCTGAACTAAAATATATCCTGGTAGTAGACCCCTCAGAGGGTATGGATGACCCCGCTACGGGCATTGTTATTGATTCAAGAAGCTGTGAGAAATTTGCCGACTTTAGAGGGAAGATTCCCATCAACGAGCAGGCGGTTATTTCCGATTATCTCTATAAGATGTATCACAGCCCCTATACGGGGGTAGAGCGTAACGCTCAGGGTATTTTGTTGATTGATAAACTTCAGGCAATGGGCGTTACAAATATGTGTGAGACTTCTAAGGATAAGCCAGGGTGGTGGACCTCGGCATTAAATAGACCCGTTATGATAGCTGATTTAGCGGAAGCTATCAGGTTGAGAGCCATTGGGGAACATTCCCCTGATGCTATTAGTCAGTTTTTATCTTTTATACGAACACAAAAACACCCTGATGGGGCTGCCAGAAAGGGTGCTCACGATGATTTCATTATGGCTTGGGCGATAGCGTGGCAGTTAAGGAAGACAATGCCGATAACCAATATAAGTTTCAAGTCCTTTAAATTGAAAACTCATAGGGAGAACTGGTAATGATGAAACAGAATGAAATTCAAGACCTTGCTACTTACCTTAAAGATGATTTATACGGTGAGGTAAGGGCAGAGCAGAGAAAAGATTTAACCTATAAAAACGATACCTTTAAGGTGCCGTGGATTAAAGAACCTTATATGGTCAGGCGTTTGGGTAAAGGGGCAAGGCTGATAAACGCACCCATTGAACATATTATAACTCAAAACCCACAAGCCTTCAGGGATTATACATTAGAGCAGGATAAAGATGCTGCCCTGAGAATAAACGCCCTGTGTAATAATTGGCTAACTGTATTGAAGCATCAGAATCCCAACCCGTTCAGGGAACATCCCAAAGTAAATAACACCTATGGAGAAGTCTGGCTACAGATATTACACAATGAAAAGTGGTTAAAGGGTGATAAAAAGGGTCTACCCTTTATATCGTTACTTCCCGACCCGATGATAGTATTTGCCAGCCCAAATGAGGATGAGAATGGTATACCCGAGTTTGTGATTATGCAGTATGAGAGACTACCTTGGATTTTGGCTCAGGTTTATTCCTATTGGTCAAAGGCAGGTGATAGGTCGATAGAACATCTTAAGAAGAAACTAAAGTTTACCTCTTACATTGATAAGAAGCAGATGTATGCTGAGATTGATAATGAGGTGGTGCTGGATAAAAAGAACCCGTATGGCTATGTACCCTGGATTCATAAGCTATCTGGTTATGGCACAAGTTCACCTACTGGGGAAATGAAGGACAGGATAGTGGGTAGACTCCGTGGTGTTAGAGATACCCTGGAACGCAAGACGGGGATAGTAAGTGATATTGATAGCTGTATCCACCTATTTGCTAATCGTAATATTGATTTTAATATAACGGATAAAACTGTTGACCAAGGGGCGGTGGAAAAGGCGGTAGATGATTATAAGATTGGAGCTGGGATGGCTCATGTTATACCCTTTGGCGTTGATGCCAAAAGGTCGGAGGAGATACTACCAGAGGAAGCTATTTTTAGATATATGCTATCTATTGATGCTGAACTTGAAAGGGAAGACCCATTAGTTATGGCTGGCATACCTGCTGGCGAAGGGGGCAGGCAGCAGGATATGGTTTATGAAAGTGCTAGACGGCGTTACGAATATCTTGCTGAGGCGGCCGAACTTGCTTATTCTACTGGGCTTGGTATGGCACTTGAAATGTGTGAGAAAATCCCCGGGCTTTATCCTGACGAATTAAAGAAAGGTGATATTAAGAAGAATTATCAAATCAGGGTTGAATTAAAAGCACCAGACCCGATAGCTGCCGATAGAAAGGCAACACTATATAGTAGAATGTATCAAGCACAAAAACCAGAGATAGGTATTCGAACCAATCTTATTGATGGTAAGGGTTACTCACCCGAGGAAGCTGAAGAAGAAATTATACAGATGATGGTTGATGATGTAACTATCAATTCACCAGAAATCAGGGCAATCATCGGGCGTAGGGTGGCTGAGAGATTAGGTGCGGAGAAAGAGTTGATAGAGCAAGAGAATATTGGAAGGGCAGAGGCATCCCCCACAGCAATGAGGAGGGCACAAGGGGAAGTAAGAACACCACAAGGTAGAGAGCAAATAGATATGTCTCTCGGAAGCAAGGGGGCACGGATGCCACCTGCTCCTTACACAAGGGGAACATAAATTGAAAGAGAGTTTCGCCGATAAGGTTTTAGCTGGGGTAAACAAAAGGGTAGATATTGTAGTTGAGAAAATAGTTAAAGACTACGCTAATGTAAAACCTTTCGATACAAGGAAAATGACAGACCGAGAACGCCTGGATATGTTTGATGGGATGAACGTAGATGATATAGGTGATTACCAGTCGGAATACGGAGATGAAGCACTCTATAGCTATGTAGCGGAAATGGAAGCCCTCAGGAGGAAACTCAGTGCCAAATAATTTCATAAGTGTAGATAGAATTAAAGAGTTATGGGGTGACAAATTCCCAGATCCTGATTTCTGGCCAGTGCTTAGGCGGTTGTTGCCCGAAGGATATGAACTTGTAGGAGCTGCTAAGGTTCGTGGGCCGATAAGAGACCAAGAGATGTTAGGGAACCTACAACGTTGGTATAACTGGTATGCTGAGCGAAAGCCAGCTGTAGCACCTCCCACAGCACCAACCCATCCCTCCGATGTTTATGAATGGTCAACCCCCCGTGATTTAGAGCAGGATTACTTAGTCTCCTTAGGGCAGGAACTTACTAGGCAAGTAGAGGCAGGTAATATCACACAAGAGGATGCTAATAGTTATCTTACTACAGCCCAAAAGATTGTGCTCTCTGAGGGTTTGGGTTCAGCCAAATTAAATGATTATTTTATTAAGGAGCTTGTTGGCCCAAACTGGAAGATATACCTTTCAACCTTTGCTGAAGCAAATCGTGATTATGATGTTTATGTAGCATCTGACGGCCATCTCTATACCTCTTCCGGGGAGAGATTACCTGACGAGGCTGAGAGAGCTACAAAACTACGAATAGAACAGGATAAAGAACAAGAGGAACTTGCTGCTGAAGCACAGAGAAATATTATTGAGGCTAAGGAAGAGGATGTAAAAGCATCCCAAAAATACTTTGACCTCCAAGAACAATGGGAAGCCCCAGAGATGGAGGCTCATAGGAGTGTTCTTTCCAGGGATGACCCGCACGGCAGGACTGAGTATGACATTGTTATAGCCAGGGGGCCGAATGAAGCTAGAGCTCTAGGTTATACTTCCTTTGTGCCAGAGCATCTGATAAATATGGGTCACTTTGAGGGATATTATTTACAGAATTTAAAGGCACTAACAACTGGATTTAGTATAGGTGCTAAATTGCCTGAGGGTAAAACTGGGGCTTGGTTAAGCACAGCTAGTATCTGGGATTTGATAAGCCAGCTAACTCCTTCTCAAAAAGAGCAAGCAAGGCAAATGGCATTAAAGAGGGTTGTTGAGGAAGCTGGTGGCGAGCAACCTGCTGGCATAATGATTAGGAATGAGAGAAGTCCCCGTGGTGCCCTGGTAGTTTCTGCTGAAGAATATAAGGAAATGCGGAAGGAAACTCGGTGGCAGAGTCAGCATCACGAAGTGCTTACAGCAAGAGAGCGAGCGGAAAAAGAAGCCAGGCGTGAGTCTTATGAACAGTATGTATGGGGTGGTCAGGAGAAGCCGAGGGGGGCTTGGAGGGGCTTTCAGCAATATGAATTACCAAAGGAAAAGACACCAGAATGGATGCCTCAGTATGTGCCTGGGCTTACGGCTGGTGAGCCATTGAGGTTGGGGCATCGGTTCCCAAGCCCCAGTCAGCAACAGTGGACTGCGATGCTACCCTCACAAAAAAGTTACTTACAGCAATATACCGATGTATCGAGGCAAGTTTTGGGTAAGGAAATACCACTAAAGCCGTGGGAAACACAAAAGCACCAGATGCAGGTTGGTAGGTCTCAGGCTGGGACGTTTGGGACGAAGTGGTTACCCAAACGCCAACGTGCTTAATTAGAAGGGTAGGGGATACTTACCTGGCGTCGTGCGTCCCCCGTAGGCTGACGTCCGCCCGCACTAGTAAGCTCCCTACCCAAACTTGATTATACTACTAGAATACATAATGTCAATAGGTTTTGAGGATTAAGTTTTGTTGGCGGTAGGCATACCTGGCTTACAAGATTCCTCGGGTTATCCCTTGCGGATTGGGGTTCCCCTCAGTTGCACTTTAACCCCGCATAGTTAGAGTGTTCCTGCTTGCGTGGCATACCTACCGCCAATCTTGATTATAGCACTAGATATGAAGATGTCAATAGGAGAAAAACTGTGGCTGAATGGATAAGCAACATCGATGCTTTGAGAATAAAAGTTGACCAGGAGAGGGAAAAGGCTCAGAACCCACCTCTATGGCAGGCTTTTAGTCCGTTCCACGCAATGCCAAAATTTATTTCTGCCATTCAACCTGCCACAACTTGGATGCAGGAAAAGGTAATAGAACCCTATAGGGCGGGTTGGCAAATACCTGGTGCTGCAACTCTTACAGCCCCATTCAGGGGAATGAAATATGCTACCGAGGCACCTAGTCCTGAGGAAGTTGGTTTACCCACCAATTACTATCAGATGACACCATCCCAACGAAGGGAATGGGGCAAGGCTCATCCCCAAGAAATACAAGCTATGCTTCCTAAAATCTATGGTTGGCAAACGGGGATGGTGGAAAAGGAAATAGAGGCTTATAAAACTGAGCCACATCCTTGGGGGGTAAGGGGTGCTGCCGAATTATTTATGGATATACCAGCAATGTTGGTGGCGGGAGCAGCGATACAAGCGACTCCTTTAGGTGTGCCATTGGCCAGGGGTGAAGCGTGGTTTCTTAATAAGCTATTTGGTAAGCCCATTGCTGCTTTGAGGGGATTGATAACTAAGAATCAAGCTAATCGTATTTTAGGGGTTGGCCCAAACGCTACACAGGCTGAAATAAAACGTGCTTTTCGCAAGATGGCTTTTAAGTATCATCCCGATGTAAGTAAAGCCCCTAATGCAGCCGATAAATTCAATCAAATCTATGTAGCTTATGAAACGTTAATGGGCAAAGCCAGGGCACCGATACCTAAACCTGCTCCACCTGTAAAGCCAACTGGTAGAGAGATAACCCCGTTAGGTCAAAGATTAACCGGAACAATGCCTGTTGCTGGTGGGCGACCCAGAGCAACCCCTTCGGGGCAATTACCAGAGCGTGTTCCCCCAGCAAAGCCTGTAGTGCCTGAAGTAACAGCTAGGTTTTCCGTGGGTGATGAGGTGAACCTTCTCACTGAAAGTGGTGAACCTTTTAGATGGGGTAGGGTACGAGAGATAACAGCAAGTGAATTTGTTTTGATAGATAATAAGGGAGTCACTTTTCGTATCCCATTAGATAAACCAAATGTTGAGCTATATAAGAAGGCAAAACCCAAAGCTGGGGTAGTTAAACCACCTGCTGTAGCACCTCCAGCAACCCCCTCAGGGCAATTACCCGAACACATACCTTCTGTACCCAAGGTTCAACGAGGGGGAACTAAACAGTTATGGGAATTGGCAGAGGGAGAACGTTTTGCGATATTAAACCCAAAACTTACACCAGTTCAAAGGATACGACAATTCTATCAGGATAAGATAAAAACTTATGCCCAAACAAAGACAGACCTTGTTGATTATGTGAATAAAAACCTACCCCCACCTGTTAGGGGTAAGTTCCTGACGGCTGTAAAGAATGTTAAAACCAAGCAGGGATTAAATAGGCAAATAGATAGGGTAGAAGTAGAGGTTGAGAGGGTATCCCAAAAAGAGATTAACACTAGGATTGATAAGTCCTTACGTGGATTTAGAGCACAAAAAAGGAAGGGGCTTTTAAAGGGGAAGTATACTGCTGAAATTCAAAGAGAAATGAACCGAGGTCTTGCCCTTATTAAAGAAACTGAGCAGGTAGATAGGGTGGCAGTTCGTGAGAGTATTGTAAGAAACCAAGAGGCATATGGAGAGGGTGCTATTACCTTTGAAGAAATGCAGGAGAGGAATGAACTACTTTCCCTACAGGGTAGAAAGGGTATGACTTCATCTGAGTTGCGAGTTCTTGACGATAATATAAGTTCCCTACTTGATACGGGCAGGTTACTTAAAGCCGATAAAATAGCTACTGAAAATGAGCGGATACAGGGCATTAGGGATGGTATTGTATCTGTTGTAACTGGTGGCAAGGGGGTAAAAGTGTCTCCTGCTGCTATTTCCCCCAGTGAATTGGACTTGCAAAAAGGGAAAATCAGGAGGATGTTTTCAAAGTTCATCCACCGTCAACTGGGATGGGATAGCCTTATGGATGAATTAAGTAAGTATGATAAATCCCTGCCTTACAAGAGTAGGTTGAGCGAGTTCTCTGACTTGGTTCATCAAGCCCGAAATAGTGAGATTGCATCAGAGCAGGCAGTTGCCAGGGAGATTATGGATAACCTTTCTAGGATTGTGGGTATCCAGAATCAAACCGACCTCAATCATTTACTCAACCGATGGCAGAAAGAAAAGGTAGCCTTGGGAACTTTTACTGATTTGGATGGCACGGAACTAAAACTTACTCTCACTAAAGACCAGATTATGAAGAAGTATCAGGAGTTACAAGACCCTACCCTTATAAATACGTTCACCAAGACAATGAGGTATAGTCAGCAGATGATGGATGCTATCACCAACAACCTAACCACCGAGGAAAAGGCGTGGGCTGATTGGATGATGGATTTCTATAGGAATTATTATGATGGTATCAATGCTGTTTATGCTGAGCTTTACGGTGTTGATTTACCTCACAATATGTTTTACTCCCCAATACGGAGAGCGGTGGATATAAGTATCCCCGAAGCAAATCTCCTTGCAAGGGAAGCTAGTCACTATGCGTCTACCAAAAACGGTAGCTTAATACTCAGGACAAAGGCTGTAGGGGTTTTGAAATACACTGGGGCTACAGAAACTCTGAGTAATCATGTGAAGAGAATGGAACACTTTAAGTCTTGGGCATTACCAGTAAGGGATTTAAGGCGTGTCTTTGGGAATAAAGGTGTAAGGTCTGCAATCGGACAATTTCACGGTAGGGATGCACTTAAAGTAATTGACGATTATATTAACAAGTTTGCGAGGGGTGGTATTGATAAGGCTCAAATAAGCAATATTGTAGATACGCTGCGTAAGAATTTCACCTATTCTATATTAGGATTAAAGCCTGCTATCGGGCTAAAGCAGATAGGTTCCGCCTTAGCTTATGCGACAGAAATGCCCATTGGTGATTTTCTCTCGGGTGTAGCAGGATTTTGGAGGAACCCCATTAAAAATTATAGATTTATGATGGATAACTCACCTTATATCCGAGATAGATTTGGGAGGGGTTTTGAGCGGGATATTTATGCAGTTATGCAACAGAAAAATTGGGCAGGGCAACTAACAGGCAAGACTAGCTTTAGAACAAAGATTTTATCCATAATCAGGTTGGGGGATAAGTTTGCCGTAGTGCAGGGGAGTTGGGCTAAGTATAAATCTATGAAGAAAGCCAACCCCGGGATGTCGGATATAGATGCCTTCGGGGAGGCTATGAAAACCACTGAGAGAACTCAGCCCACTAGAACTATTGAGTCATTATCACCCCTGCAAACTGGTGGCTCTTTCTGGAAACTAGGCACTATGTTCCAGAATCAGCTTAATAAATACTTCAGAATAATTTGGGATAATGCCCGTAATTTTAGGCATGGGAGAGGAAGCAGGGCGAAGGCTGCTAGTAATTTGTGGCTTGCCTGGGTTGTTCTACCTGCTATCTTTCAGTTAATGGCAGATGGATTTAGGTGGAGACCCGAACATCAGTTACGCTCTGCCGTGCTTGGCCCCATAAACGATTTGCTGGTTCTGGGTCAAGTAGCAAACTCAATAGCAGGATGGGTTACAGATGAACCATTCAACTATAATGCCAGCCCTGTGTTTACCAGCATAGACGATTTAAGGTGGGCAGTAACTAAATTACAAAAAATAGTTAAAGCTGGTGGAGACCCAACTAAGGATATAGATGTTGAGGATGTTGTTAAGATGGTGGAATACTTTGCCCAATTTACAGGCAAAGTTACGGGCGTTCCCACCCCCTATGGTATTCAAGTAGAAAGGGCTTTGCGTGAAGGAGATTGGAGGCAGTTCATATTTAGTAAATGGGCTTTAAGGGGTGGGGATACTAAAAAGGAACCTGAACCGTGGCAACCAGGTAAAAAATTACCATTTCTTGGAGAACCTTCAATATCTGCCCCTAGTGGTGGGAGGAAGAAACTCCAGTTCATCGGGGGGGATTAAGGGCCTATGAATGGCGGAAGACGCTTATACCCTGCGGTAGTTTCTACTTGTGAATCTTCCCAGTTATTGTAGATTCTGCTTCCAAGCCACACACATAACACACACAACGTTACAATAGCAACGATTTTAAGAAATCGGCTTAATCCGTTCATAAATTCATACCTCAGGGTTATTTTTTACTAAAGGGAATCCCCGAAATACTCGTGCGTGTGTATGTAGATTGTGTATCATCCCATTTATCATGGAGACTGATTCCGACTCTTACACACAGCAAACACAGCAGCACGATAATCAATGACTTTATCCACTTGTTCATATTTAATATATAACATAAAAACACAACGTTGTCAAGTAGCCTACCCGCAAAGGGTAGGTCAGCATAAGGATATTTAGGGGTGGAGGTTCCCCCGCCATTCCTAGATATCCTTTCTGTATAGGGTACCAGCATTAGCTGGATAACTAAAAGGAGGAGAAATGCCTAAAAAAGAGAAGGTAGACGAGGTAACGCCAGAAGCGGAAACTCAGACTACCGACGAAACAGGGGAGGAGTTAGCTCAACTCCGCACTCAACTTCAATCTTCGGAGGAACGTGTAAAAAATGAGCAGAGGATTAGTAGCCAGAAGGAGGTAGAACTCCAGACACTCAAGAGCCAGATTAGCGATCGAAATGCAGACCAACAGTTCCAGAGAGCTATGCTTGGTGCTCTAGCTGAACAAAAAGGGGTAACTGAGGAATATGCCGAAGACGCAGTTCGTTCCAGGACACCCGATTTCCTGAAGCAGTATGACGATGTTATGAAGCGACAGGATGAGAGGAAACAGTTGGAGGAAGCAAAGCAGAAAGGTGTGGTGTATCAGCAAAAGGTTGAGGCTTTAGGGCTAACGCCTAAAAACAAGTCATACCGTGAAATCTATAACTATGTAAGAGACGGTAACTTTGAATTTGCTGACGCTGTAATAGCGGAACTGGAAGATGCGAAATCTGCCAAGCCTGCTGAACCAGAAATGGACAAGAAGGCGGAACAGAAAGAAAAAGACCTCGCTATGATTAAGGAACTTGAGGGAAGAGGTTTTAACCTGGCAACTGATGTGGGGGGCCCCTCCAGTGCTCCTTCGAATAATAAAGAGATTATTCAGGCTTATGGAGAGGGGAGAGTATCTCGTGAGAGATATGTTCAAGCCTGTAAGGACTTAGGGTTTGAACCATAAATAAAAACAGGAGGTAAAAATGGCTATCCAGACAGCAACTACGGGCAGTCTTGAGGATGTCCAGGCTATTCTGATTGCCAAAATGCGCTATGTCGGCGAGCATAATGCCCCCTGCGCCAATCTTATCGAAAAGTTTACATTAGCTCAGGGCGATAAGCAAATCACTGTCCCTAAAACGGGGCAGATGACTGCTGATGACCTGGTTGATGGGCAAGACATAACTTCTAGTAAGGATATTAGTATAAGCACTACAGACCTGACCTGTAACGAGGTTGGTCTGAAGGTGATTGTTACTGATAAATTGCTAAGGCAAAGTCAGCCATCTATTTTCAGTATGGTTGGAAGGCAGATGGGCGATGCTATGGCTCGAAAGAGGGATACCGACATCATAGCACTATTCTCAGCACTTAATGCTGGCACTACCCTTGGGGCAGACGACCAAGATCTTACTCTTAATATGGCCGCTGCTTGTGTGGCTCGTTCCGTAGGAAACTATGGTGGCGAACCATTACCCAAACCGATAGTAGCAGTTCATCATCCGAACGCTATTTACTACTTGACCAAGAGTGCTGCTGCCATTGGTGCTACATACTACGCTGGTATTCTCGGTGATTTGTCAGAGGAACTTTTACGCAACTTCTGGAAGATACAGGTTAGTGGCGTAAACTTCTTTGAGGACGGCAATATCACAAAAATCACGGACTACGATAGTGCTTATGGTGCGATTTTCTCTAAGAGTGCTATGTGCATAATTGAGTCTCAGGCACCAAGAGTGGAACGAGAGCGAGATGCCTCGTTAAGAGCTTGGGAAATCGTAATCGTTTCAGATTACGGTGTGTTTGAGCTTGACGATGCTTATGGCTTCCCGATGCAGTACGAAATAGGCAACCCAGGTACATCTACTTAATAAGTAGGAGGAGGTATTTTCTATGGATAAGGCACAGCAACAAGTATTAGAGGAGAGGGGTATAATTTGGCAGGAACTCTCTAAGGGATTTGCAAAACAACCCAAACTAACTTATTACAAATCGTCTGGGGAGGCTATGCCCAATCTACCTGCTGACGCCGACTCTATGAGACGATACCTCGCCAGGGGGTTTACCCTTAGCCCACAGCCTGCCGTGGAAACTTTATCGCAATTTACCTGTGAGACCTGCGGTAAAGTATTTGAGAAAAAGATTGCTCTCGTAGGGCATCTTAGGTCTCACAAAAAAATAAATATAGGAGGTTAAAGGATGTCGTATCCTTACACTATATATGGAACTGCTAAGGATGCCTTGACCGTCTACGATGATAAGATACATCCATATGGAACACGGATGATCTTACCTGATGGTAGAGTATTTCGGTTTTCCAAGAACTCAGGCACAGCTGTCTTTCCAGGCAGACTCTGTGCTAAACCAGATGCCGATGCTGTATCAACTGGTGCTTGGTATCTAGATACTGCTTCTACGGCTGGTTCCACCTCAATCATCTTTCACACTTCAGAGGGTACAAGTGGTGTTATTGCCAAGAACGAGTATGCCGATGGGTATATGTGGTTGCGTTCTGCTAGTGTTACTGGTAGGACTGAGGTACACCAGATTTTACAGCACGCTTCATCTACTGATGCTGGCGATGCTTGCACTGGTTGCACATTCCATCTCTACCAAGACGATGTCATCGTGAACGCTATCGGAACTACTGAATATTTCAGTCTGCAGCACAATCCCTACAGTGGCATTGTTGTTCAGGGCATTGCCATAACGACAGTCAGTATGGGTGTCGCTATCAACTATGTTGCCGCTAATAAATACTTCTGGCTTCAGACTTGGGGGCCATGCCCCATGCTGAAGTCTATTGACGCTACTCTGATTGATGGTGAAACTGTTGTAGGTAGTTCTTACGCAGGGACCACTGGTGCTGTTGAAGATGACCAGATTGTAACTGCACAGTCGTGGGGTTCATTCACAGCTACTGGAGCAGAAGTTAGTGGCGCCTGGCGAATGAAGGTTGGTGTTGCAATGAGTCCTGCTTTAGACACTACCGACTATGCTTTAGTATTTCTGACCTTAGCTCCGTAAACCAAAGGCTTTGCGGATTGTGCCTTAAACAATCCGCAAAAGAAAGGGGAGTATGAAAACTGTAAAGATAAAGGCGTTTAACAAAAAGAAGGAACTGAAGGTTAGAGTTGGAACAGAGCATACCAACGGGAGTTTAATAATTCTTGGTATGGGAACCTCAAGAATACAATGCCCTTTTGATACAGAAGTATGGGCTGTAAACACGGGTTATAAGCAGGTAGCCGAAATGGGGGGTCATTTAGAGAAGCTATTTCTAGCACATACCCAATGCCTTGACCACGAGGGGGACATAATCTTTGACTGGGAAGAAATCAATAAACTTGCGGATGCTGGGGTAGATGTTCTTAACATTCATAGAGTCAAAGGGTTAAGTGCCCGGATGTTCCCAATGGAACGGTTAATAAAAAAATTTGGGTGTGACTATTTCTCGGATACAATTTGCTATATGATGGTCTACGCTATTGACCAGGGCTATAAAAAACTTAGACTATATGGCATAGACATGCACTTAACTGATGAATACCAGACAGAAAAAGGCGGGATAGAATATTGGATAGGTTATGCCAGGGGTCTGGGGATTGATGTTTGGATAGTGGATGGAGGTTCGTTATTAAGGACTGTAACGGGCAAACCCTATGGTATTAAGTTTTTCAAGATGAAAGATATTGACCCGTTTGGTCTTCTCAAAAGAAAGCAGTATAAAAAAATGAGTAAATTGGCTAAGTTTACCATATCAAAAACTCAAGAATTTATAGAAGAGACCAAGCGGAAAAAGGGGGAAAATGCTATTACTCAGGGAAGCAACGGACAATGA